ATATAACCCATCAACTGGTCAAACAGAAACTGGTGGATTAAGACACGCTGTTGTTGATAACGCAAGAGTGCTAAGACATTGGGAATACTTTTTCCAATTTTCACAACCACCTGGAACTACAGATGATGTAGCAAATGCAGGTGGCACACTAGACGAAATGCATATCGCTGTTGTAGATGAAGACGGTGGTATCACTGGTACTGCTAATACTGTATTAGAAACATTTGAAGGTGTATCTCAAGCATCTGATGCAAAAGACGCTCAAGGTAATAGTAACTTCTATAGTGATGTTATTTACCGTGAAAGTAAATTTATATATTGGATGGATCATGACTCAACATTAGCTAATTTGGGTTCTAGCAAAGTAGGACAAACTTTTGATAATACAGCTGCTAGTAATGCATTCCAAGTCTTAAACACTTCACTTACAAGTGGTGCTGATGGTGATACAATCACAAACGCACAACTAGCAACTGCTTATGAGAAGTTTTTAGATGTTGAAAATGTTGAAATAAACTTCTTAATTGGAGGTCCTTCACAAACTAGTACAGATGCAACTGGTGACACCAAAGCAACTAAACTAATTGACATAGCAGAGCAAAGAAAAGACTGTATCGCATTTATCTCACCTGCAAGAGCAGATGTTGTAGCTGTAACGGATCCTATTCAACAAACTTTGAATGTCAGAGATTTTGCTAATGGTTTACCATCTAGTTCTTATGCAGTAGTGGATAGTGGATATAAACAAGTATATGATAAATTTAACGATGTATACCGAATGGTACCATTAAATGGAGACATAGCAGGTCTATGTGCAAGAACTGATCTTGTCGCAGATCCTTTCTTCTCTCCAGGTGGATTTACAAGAGGTCAAATTAGAGGTGCAGTAAAACTTGCGTACAATCCAAATGAAGCGCAAAGAGATATACTATACAAAGCTAATGTAAACCCGGTTGTAACTTTCCCAGGTAACGGTACAGTTTTATTTGGAGATAAAACTTTCCAAAAGAAACCAAGTGCATTCGATAGAATAAATGTAAGACGACTATTCTTGCTCATGGAGAAAGCAATTTCTACAGCAGCTAAGTTCCAACTCTTTGAGTTCAACGATGAATTTACAAGAGCACAATTTAGAAACCTAGTAGAACCTTTCCTAAGAGATATACAAGGTAGACGAGGAATTACAGACTTCAAGGTGGTCTGTGATGACACAAATAACACAGGTGAAGTAATTGACCGTAACGAGTTCATAGCTGATATTTTCATCAAGCCTGCTCGTTCAATTAACTTTATCAAACTTAACTTTGTCGCAACACGAACTGGTGTAGCGTTTAGTGAAGTCGCAGGAGCATAGGGGGTAAACATGGCTACAATTACAAGTTTTCTTTCTAAGCTAAAAGGCGGTGGAGCTAGAGCCAATCAGTTTAGAGTTATTATGCCTTTTCCAGGATTTGCTGCACAAGGTGGTGAAACAGAAAGCATGAGTTTTCTGTGTAAAACTACTTCGTTACCAGCATCAACGATTGCTGCAACACCTATCAACTTTAGAGGTAGAATAATCAATATAGCAGGAGAAAGAACTTTTGCTACTTGGTCAACTACAATTCTAAATGATACGGATTTCTTAATTAGAAATGCAATCGAAAGATGGCAAAACGGTATTAATAATATGAGTGACAATCAAGGATTACAAAACCCTGCTGACTATCAGGTTGACGCGTTTGTTGATCAACTAGATAGAAATGGAAGTGTAATCAAGTCATACACATTTAGAGGAATGTTCCCTATCAATTTACAGGAAATAGCGTTAGACTATTCAACTGATAATGCGGTAGAAGAATTTACTTGTGAATGGCAATACCAGTATTGGGAATCTAATACTACAACATAATTAGAAGTGAGGAAATAATATGGCAGAGCTATTCGGCTTTTCCATCACTAGATCAAAAGAGAAGGCAAGTGCGAGTCAAAACTTTACCTTGCCTTCTATTGATGACGGGGCTCAAACCGTTGTTGGTGGTGGTATCATGGGGCATTACCTGGATATGGAGGGTAAAGTCCGTGATGAGGCAGATTTAATAAGAAGATATAGAGAAGTGGCGATGCAGCCAGAATGTGATATGGCTGTGGAAGATGTTGTCAATGAAGCAATAGTTAGTGACGATAACGATCCTACGGTTCGTTTAAATCTTGACCAACTTAACACAAACGATAGTATTAAAGAAAAGATACATAAAGAGTTTGATAATGTATTAAGACTTTTACAGTTTAACGAAAAAGGTCATGATATTTTTAGAAGATGGTATGTTGATGGAAGAATATACTATCATAAAATTATTAACACAAAAAACATAAGAGATGGAATTGTTGAGGTTAGGTATATAGATCCACGCAAAATTAAAAAGATGCGTGAACTAATTACTAAAAAACCAAACGGAAATTACATGCCTCCAGTTGGTGGTAAGCCAGAAGAGGTAGAATATAAAGATTACTTTATATACAATGAAAAAGGTGTAGGTGGTTCAGCATCAGAAGGTGGAATGAAAATATCACCAGATGCAATAGCGTTCTGTCCATCAGGTATAATAGATCAACAAAAAAATCTTGTTCTATCTTACCTGCATAAAGCAATCAAACCTGTAAATCAGTTAAGAATGATTGAGGATAGTGTTGTTATTTACAGAATATCAAGAGCACCTGAAAGAAGAATTTTTTACATCGATGTAGGTAACCTGCCAAAAATTAAAGCAGAACAATATCTCAAAGATGTAATGAATAGATATAGAAACAAATTAGTTTACGATGCAAGTACCGGTGAGATTAGAGATGACAGACAATATATGTCTATGCTCGAAGATTTTTGGCTACCAAGAAGAGAAGGTGGTCGAGGAACTGAAATCACTACACTAGCAGGTGGACAGAATTTAGGTGAGATAGATGATATAAAATATTTTCAACAAAAATTATATCGTTCTCTCAATGTGCCTATCTCTAGACTTGAAGCAGAGTCTGGATTTAGTCTAGGTAGATCAACTGAGATAACAAGGGACGAATTAAAGTTTACAAAATATATTGGTAGACTTAGAAAAAAATTTGTTGTTTTATTTCATGATTTACTTAGAACACAACTCATATTAAAGAACATAGTCACTCCAGAAGATTGGGATAATGATATGTCTGAATTGATCAAATACGATTTTATTCAAGATGGTTATTATTCTGAAATCAAAGAGTCTGAAATGTTAAAGGATAGATTGCAGATGGCCCAAGATTTATTTAATAATCAAATGGTTGGAAAAGTTTATTCTATGGACTTTGTTATGAGAAGAGTATTAAGAATGTCTGATAAAGATATAACAGACCAAAGAAAGAAAATTGCTGATGAGATTAAGCAAGGTATTATTAAAGACCCTGCAGCTGACGCAGATAACGGAGGATTTTAATGAACGAAGTGGTTAAAGATATGATAGATGCTATAGTTAGTGACGATCAAATTGGAGCAGAAGAAAAATTTAAATCTGCTTTAAGTGCTAAAGTTGGACAAGCTTTAGATGATAAAAGAAAAGACTTAGCTGGTACTATCATGAGTAAGAAAGTGGAAGCACCAAAAGATGACAACAACGCTGACGAAACTACTGAAATCGATAACTGAAAAAGACGAGCATAAACGCTCACCAGATTATCGTAAATTATCACCTGCTCTAAAGAAAGCAGTAGATGATATTATGGTTAAGTTAAGCAAGTCACCTTTTGCTGTTTTAAAAAATTTAGATAAGACTACGAAAGAGTTAGGTAAAAAACATAGAGTTAAACCTAATGAAATCGAAAGGTTTATAACAAAAGTCATATAGGAGGCAAAAATGGCAGTTACAAATCAAACGCTGGTTGACACTAGTTTTAAAACAATTATTAAAACAGTATGTGACAACGCAGCAAATGCAAATGGAGATAATGTAAAGATTGTTGACGCATCAGCTTTATCTGGTGCTGATAGTAATCCAAGACTATCTATTGCAAAAATATTTTATAGTATAGAAAGTGCATCAGGTGGAGTAGAACTTAAATGGGATGCTACAACAAATGTTCAATGCACTATTTTATCAGGTAATGGATCATACGGATATATGCCGGGACAACCTGCATTAACTAATAATGCTGGGTCAGGTATTAGTGGTGATGTCAATGTTGTAAATGCAACAGGAACATTTACACTAGTTACTGAGTTTCACAAAGTATCTGGATTCACAAATACTAACGAAGCAACTAATCCGTAATGGCTGATACAGTTACAAGTCAAACTATTACTGATGTCTCTGGTTCTAAGACCGTGATGAAATTCACTAACCTTAGTGACGGTACAGGAGAGAGTCTAGTAAAAAAAGTAGATGCAAGTGAACTTAATCACGCCTCCTCATCTACAAAGATTGCTAGAGTAATCTACAGTATTAATACGGTGGGTGGAAACGGAGCAGTAGAATTAGTATATGACGGTGCAACAAATGCAACCGCAATGGTTTTAGGTGGCAGTGGGACAATCGATTTACAGACCCCTGCCATCCAAATTGCAAATAATGCGACCACACCTACTGGTGATATACTATTTTCTACGAAAAATTTTGTAAACGGTGATAGTTATACTATCATATTGGAGTTAAGATAATATAAATATTACGAGAGAACAAATATGAAACTTATTAGGGAAGAGATAACAGATATAGAGTTTGTAACTGAAGAAACCAATAATAAAAAAAATTATTTTATTAAGGGTGTATTCATGCAAGCCGATCTGAAAAACAGAAATGGTAGAGTATATCCTATGGAAACTTTGAACAAAGAAGT